TTGCAGGGGTAGATGGAAACGGTGCAGTTATTGATACTACACCAATTTATAATGCTATTCTAGATGCTCCTGATAAAGTTTGGAAAAGAAATGTAATAGTTGAGTCAACATCTATGGCTGGAGCACAGATGATGCTCTATGTAAAAATACCTGCAGAAGCAGCGGGGTCGCTAAAAACTAATATGATTAAGATAAACCCCTATCCTGCTTTTGGTGTAGATCTAGTCAGCATTGAATACAGTTCTAAGCAGAATCCAGCACTAGCTGATTCTGATGGATGGACTCCCTTAAACAAAAAAGCATACTACGATGGAACTACAGAAGCCATAGGCAAAGTACCACCAGGAGGTTGGTCCACAACAGGCGCTGACACCATAAGAAATTGTCCACCCGTAGCATTCACTTTCCCAGATACTGATATAACTGCAATAAGAATCAAGTTTATTCAAAGAAATTATTTTACTGAACTCGGAAAAGCTATCTACACATATGGATTATCAGACCTGGATATCAGATATGAAAAGTTCTTATCAAGTGGCAGAACAATTATTAAGTTCACTGCACCAGACGGTGACGTTATTGAAAATGTGACTAACGTCACTCCTAAAATATACAATGTCCCCTCAAGCCTTATGAGTAGTGCCTTTAGTTATAGAGTCATCTATAACGATTCTGGCACCTACACCTTAAGTAATCCTGGCGCCTCTAACTCAGTGTGGATAGAGGTTACATTGAATATGTTAGATGATAAAACAGCCCCAACGTTAACTGATTTAATTATTAATTATGAGTAATGTTTAAAAAAGGAAATTTTTCTGTACTATAAAGTCACGTAGTTTTCATAAGGAGAAAATAAATGGCCACTTTTTACGTAGGACCTAGACCAGTTTTAAAGGGTAGAACCACTGCTGGAATGGTTAATCCATATACATCAATGACAGGAAAGGCTAAGGGCACTGGCACTTATTCTTTCTATCCGCTATATAGCACAAGCCATGTTTTAGATGGCGCTCCTGACAATCATTTTGCTCCTGGCACCGGTCAGTTCCCTGGAAACAGATTCCTGTCCCAGTTATTCAATGGTACCACTCTGTATATTCACCCACTATCTGGAACCTTCCAAGACGGCGCACAGTATGATGGTGCAAGATTCAGACCACAGGAATTCAAAGGCTTAGCTGGCGCATCTGCATTCCCTTCAACATTTGGACATGCAATCAATAGAAGCAATGACTACGCCTTATATGATAATTACATATTTGACGGTGTCCCCTCAGCTAACATTTTTGCCAACACTGGCCACGCTCAGCGTACGGAAGCGCAGGGAGCTCCCTCGTCTTTCGGGTTCTTCCAACCAAATGAATTCAAAGGTGTTCCCAGTACCGTAGTATTCACTAGTGGTTACGGTCAAGCAAATACTACTGGAGATTATGGTCGTGAAAAGGTTAAGGAATTTAACGGAGTTGCTTCCGCTAAAGCTCTCTAAAATGTTTGGCACCCCACTCATCTTAGAAAAAGATGATAAAAAAAGTGGGGCTATAGCTTGGGGCGGTTTAGCCCTTGGTATTATAGTGTATGATATATATGCTATAAAGTCCAAAAAAATCGAGACACTAACTCGAGCTTTTTGGAGGCATACAGAAAATAAAATAACAGGAAGTATATTCACAGGAGTGTGGCTAGGTTTAACTTTTCATCTTCTTATAGAGAAGCTAATTAGAAAGAATTTTTCCTAAGGTAGGTATTATGAATAAATTACAAAAAGATATTTTAGAAAGAGCTATTTGGACAGCAGCGCAAGCTTTTATAGCCGTATATACCGTAGGTGGTGTTGATGAAATCAAGTCAGCTGCCACAGCTGCGGTTGCAGCAGCAATAAGTGTTGTTAAAGGTTTGGTCGCAACAAAAATGGGCGATCCCGAAAGTGCAGCAACAATCAAATAATCCGTAATCTCACACAAGTCTCCAGTAACACATGCTATAATGATGTGTATGCAGGAAGTAAATACTATAAGCAGCCCCGCCTTAATGGCGGGGTTGTCTTATTCATGCCAGCCTTTTATACCTTTTAGTGTGTTTATCCGATTTTATGAAGGATTTTAAATGTCAATGAAAGAAATAGAAGAAGCCATTAGTAGCAATAGCCTTCCACTTTCTGTTGCAGAAAAGTACTTGAAACTGTACATAGCAGATATAAATTGGTCAGAACACATAGCTGCTCTGTGGAAAAACTCAATGAACAAATTTAGTAACGAAACTGAAGCAAAAGACCACATTAAACGAGCAGTAGCTTGCGCTACTATACTTCCTCTAGTGGAAAATACGCCCATACCAGACCCGCCTAGTAATCTATTATTTTGGTGTACTGCGTGGAAACAGTTCTACAGAGATGATTGGTTTAAGATATTTATAGATGTTCTAAAAGAAGATCTCGAAATATCTAAGAATAGAAATAAAATAATAACCCTTGGTATTGTAGAGCCAATTGATATAGCACCAATGACTAGGCAGGCTTATAACTGGCTATATGAGTCAGCAGTAAGTCATGACTGCATAAACGATAGTAATCGTGAGGATATTGAAAATAAATTTAAGAATATTGTCAAAGCCTATGGTGGAGCAGTAATATGTAATATGTTTGTAAATCATAAAGTATTTGTAAATAAAGTATTCAATTGGCGAAGTGGATACTTTTTTGAAAAGCAAATACACAAAGTGTATACATTAGATCAAATATGCAAGATAAAATCAACAGAGATAGCTAAAATAAACCCTAAATACATAAGAAAAATAGAAAATAAAATAGGAGCATAACAAATGGAAAATATTATTCTTTCAAAAGAATTCGTTAATTCATACGCAGATAAAAAAGCACCTTGGGGCTTTAATGGTTTAGGGGAAATAGTCTATCGCAGAACTTATTCAAGAGATATTGAATCCCTTGGTCGCAAAGAATACTGGCATGAAACAATCGAACGCTGTATTAACGGTGCACAAGCAATTGGGGCGAATTACACGAAAGAAGAAGCCGAAAGATTATTTGATTACATCTTTAACCTTAAGGGTATTTTTGCTGGGCGCTGCTTGTGGCAATTAGGGACACCCTTGGTGGAAAAAATGAGTGGTGTTTCTTTAGTGAACTGTTGGATGACAACAATCTCAAAGGTTGAAGATTTTCAATTCCTAATGGATCATTTAATGGTTGGCGGTGGAGTCGGTTTTACAGTCGAAAGAGCTAGCGTCCACGATTTCCCTAAAGTACAAAATGTGGGATATGTTCGCCATGAAAAAACTAACGATGCTGACTTTATTGTAGGTGATTCACGCAATGGTTGGTCAGCTCTGCTTGGTAAAGTTCTTAAGAGTTACTTTGAAACTGGAGAATCTTTTACTTATAGCACTATTCTAGTTCGTGGATATGGCGCAACTCTCAAGACATTTGGGGGAACAGCATCAGGCCCTGAAGTTCTGATTGAGGGAATTCTAAATATATGCGACATTCTTAATGCTAGAGTTGGAAAGAAAATTCGTTCCATCGATGCTCTAGATATCGCTAACATAATAGGCAAAATAGTAGTAGCTGGCTCTGCTCGCCGTTCTGCTCAAATCGCCATTGGAGATCCTGATGACTTCCTCTTCTTAAAGGCTAAGAATTGGGGCAAGGGAGATATCCCAGCTTGGCGTGCAAACTCTAATAACTCAATCTACGCAGATTCATATGACGAAATAATTGATGAATTCTGGAAGGGTTATGATGGATCTGGTGAGCCGTATGGTTTGATTAACCGTAATTTAATTCGCAAGAATGGTAGACTTGGCGAAAAGGTCAATGACAATAAAGTTATTGGAACTAATCCATGTGGAGAAATTGGCCTAGAAGACGGCGAGCCTTGTAACTTAGCTGAGATTTTCTTACCTAATATTTCTTCTAAAGAAGAACTATTTGATGTTAGTGCACTTCTCTATAAGACGCAAAAAGCTATTACAACATTGGCTTACCCATACAAAAAGAGCCGAGATGTAATTGAGCGAAATAGAAGATTAGGTCAAGGCATTACTGGCTGGCTCCAAGCCACGGAAGAACAATTGTCTTGGGTTGACGACGCTTATAAAAATCTTAAAGCTGTTGACGAAAAGTGGTCAAATGAAATTAAAATTAATAAATCAATTAAATTAACAACGGTTAAGCCTAGTGGAACATTAAGTCTTCTAGCTGGAGTTACTCCCGGCATTCATCCTGCGTACGCGCAATATTATATTCGCCGTGTACGCATGGGAAGCAATGATCCATTGGTTAATTATTGTAGAGAAAAAGGTCATAAAGTTCAATACGATATTGGGCTAGATGGCAAGGAAAATCATACAATTTGTGTAGTGGAGTTCCCATGCGAAACGCCCGAACACGCTACCCTGGCAAAGGAACTGACTGCTATAGAGCAACTAGAATGGGTAGTTCGTGCCCAAACAAGTTGGGCAGACAATAATGTAAGTGTTACGGTATATTATCGTAAAGAAGAGCTTCCCGAAATTCAAGAGTGGATGAAAAAGAACTATAAAAATAAGGTAAAGTCAGTTTCATTCCTTCTTCATAGTGATCATGGTTTTATTATGGCTCCATATGAAGAAATTACATTGGATACATATAATAAGTTAAAGTCAAAAATTAAAGATGGAATCAATTTTGCCGACTCAAGCAATATAGATTTATTAGATAACCTTGAGTGTGAAGGCGGAGCTTGTCCGATTAAGTGACAAATATCATGCCTGAAAAAGAAGACTTTGACAATGAAGATTTTGAAAAGATATTTACTGAAATTGTTAGTTCAGATGAATTAAAAGATATGTCAGATCATTTTGAAAAAGATGTAAAGCTTGGATTAAAAGAACTCCTTTTAATCCAGCAATCGCTATCAGATGCTATGAGTCATATATCTGAAGTTTTAATAAATTCAGTTGATGGAGAAGAACAATTAATAACTAATGGAGATAACATTTACAGTAGTTTATTGTCTTCACTCTATAAAATATCTGAAGACTTTAACGAATGTATGATAGAATATTACTCTGATTTAGACATAGACGATGAAGGAGATGAAAATGGAATATGATTCAGTTAATGAACCCTCCATTAAAAAAGTTTTAGACAAAGGTTATGTAAGATTAGTTGATATAATGGGTTCGGATCTTAGTGTGGCAAACGCCGCACGAGCATCTTTTGCAAAAGAATCAATTGAACTATCAGCGGCCGATGCAAGATTGATTGATTATTTAGCGAGAGAAAATCATATGTCGCCTTTCAGACATGCGTTTATGACATTTGAATTTAAGGCACCATTGATGGTTGCTCGCCAACATTGGAAGTATGTAATTGGTTCAGATCATACTATGGATTCTTGGAATGAATCTAGTAGAAGATATGTAACTTCTGAGCCTGAATTTTATATTCCCTTAAAAGAAGAGTGGAGACTGGCACCAGACAATAAGAAGCAGGGGTCTGGAGGACCTCTTGATCCCTGGACTGGAACATTGCTGTCTCAGCAATTGGAAGATTACATCCAGCAGGGTGAAGCTCTTTACAACATGGCTATGCAAAATGGTGTGGCAGCTGAACAGGCAAGATTGTTTCTCCCGGCATACGGCATGTATGTCATATACAGATGGTCATGCAGCCTACAATCAGTAGCCCTATTCCTTAACCAACGCCTTGAAGAAGACTCTCAGAAAGAGATCCAAGACTACGCCCGCGCTGTCAAAGATTTAATTATTGATAAATTTCCTGTATCGATACCTTTGTTGACTGGTGTATCATGATAGTAGATGCAATTAGAGTAATTCTATTTGTAGTATTTATTAATTGGGCATTTACGATGCATTCTATGTCTCAATCTGCAACTAATACAAAGAATAGAAAAATAATAATTGCCATATCCATACTAGCTTCAGCGATAGCAGCTATATTAGTTCTATGACAGTTACAAGAAAAGATACCCAATACATGCAGATGTGTATTTCCGTGGCTAATATTTTTTCTACTTGTGGAAAAAGAAAATATTCAGCTGTCCTAGTAGATACACAGGGGCACATAGTCGGAGTCGGATATAACGGTGGACCTAAGGGAAAGCAGCACTGTGAAGACGGTGGATGCCCTAGATTAGCTGAGAAGTCACCTAGTGGATCAAATTATGATAACTGCATAGCAGTTCACGCTGAAGCTAATGCTCTTCTCCATTCGGATTATTCTAGTAGACCAGAAAACATATATATAAATGGTCCTCCATGTTTTTCTTGCGCTAAGCTAATAGCTAATTCAACAATAAAAAATGTCTATTACATATATGATGAATCCTATAAGGATTGGGATAATGTAAAGAAATTTTTATCAGAATGTTCAATCAATGTATTCGAGGTTAATAATGCCAGCGGCTAAACTAAATTATATGGTAGTATATAAAAATCATAGTCAAGTTTACGGATGTTCATCTAAGAAAATAGCACTTGATAGCCCTCCCCCCGAAGGGATGTCATTAGAAGATAAGAACATATTTTTCGTAACATTTGAACCAGACACTGATAATATGTGTTTATACAAAGTAAGTAATGAGCAAGAAAGTAATGACAAGGAAGAAAATGAGTAAGAAGAAAATCTCAGTTAAACTAAATGTAGGCGAAACTGCAATCGTCATCAATCATGAATTAGCTATGCACATAGCCGAAACATATGATTATTTAGCAACTGAACATCAAGATGAACATTCAGATTCATTTAGGGAAATAGCAGATCACATAAGATTTCAAGCTAATGAAAATCACTATGATGAATCAGATGATGAATATGAAGAATGGTAAAATTACTTTCTTGATTAGCTCTTTTATTTTGGGTGTTTCAATTGCTAGAAATAAATCTATGAATTCTTTAAAACCCAAGAAAAAAGATCCAACTGTATATCAATATAAAAATAGATTAAAAGAGTTTTATGACTCTGATATATTGTTTGATATAGAACAAGAATTCCTATCCTTAGTAGAATTCGGATTAAGTCCTACATCCGCTTTTGATGCGGTAATTGAATTTGGAGAAATAAATTGATAGACCTCTGCGTAATTAACTACAATACAAGATCATTACTGAATAGATTTTTAGATTGCCTTCATAGCGATTTGCATGAGACTGCTAAGGTCTGGAATCTATACATAGCAGATAACGGCTCACAAGATGATAGTGTTGATTGGTTGAAATATAATTATCAAAGATATAGAATTAATAAATTCTATGATAATGACAATATAGGATACTCTGGAGCCTGCAATCAATTAGCTGGAGAAGGATCATCCGATATAATCGCACTGTTAAATGCAGACGTATGGATGACTAGTGCGTCGATGGTAAGAGCTCAACAAATTTTTGATGAGAATCCAGATATTCATATTCTTGGTCCTAAGCAAAGAGATGAAAATGGATTAATAACGCATGCGGGAATTGTTGGCACCAATACAGCTCCAGCTCATCGTGGTTGGAGACAAAGTGATTTTGACGACCAGCTCTATAAAGATAGAGTTCCATGTGTTACGGTCTCAGGCTCAGCCTACTTTATCCGCAGAGAAGTTTGGGACACATTAACAAATCATCCTAAGTATCAAGAGATGTATCCTGGAGCAACAGGCGCATTCCTCCCCACTCCCCACTATTACGAAGAGACGTGGTGTTCATATTTTGCAAGACATCTAGGCTATAATGTGGTGTATGATGGAACTGTTTCCATTGGCCATAGCTGGCACAAATCTTCACCGGTTGGTGGAGAAGCGGATTCTAAATTCAAAGAAAGTCAAGCAATATTTCGCAAAGCATGCGACTACATTGGAATAGAAAGAGATTAAAATGTCAGATAAATTAAATCCATGGATATATAACGCAGAAGTAAAAAAAGTTGTTGATGGCGATACATTTGATATTGTTATTGACTTAGGATTTGACACCCTGAAAAAGGGTAGAGTTCGTCTTTATGGAGTAAATACTCCCGAGAGTCGCACTACGAATCTCGAAGAAAAGAAAATGGGCTTAGCAGCAAAAGAATTTACTGATCAATGGTTAACAGCCGCTAGCCATAAGGTTAAGATAGAAACTATTATTGACAAGAATGAAAAGTATGGAAGAGTGCTAGCAAGAGTATGGAATCAAGCCGGAGAGTGCCTAAATGATGCTATAATAGCATCTGGTCTTGCTAGAGAATACTTTGGCGTAGGCGACAAAACATTCACCGAATTTAAAAAGGATTAAAGTGCAGACATTTCTACCATATGCAGACTTTCAAAAATCTGTAGAAGTATTAGATTATCGTCGTCTTGGAAAACAGCGCGTTGAGACATTTCAAGTTCTCAATATACTCTTAGAAAGAACACCAACAAAAGGCTGGAGAAATCATCCAGTAACACTGATGTGGACTGGTTATGAATCCGCTTTAAAGTTGTATCAGAATATGACTATCCGCGAATGGTCCCGCAGAGGATATAAGAATAATATGTCCTTTGAGGAAATAGAACCAAACTCAGTAGTCATGCCAGCATGGTTTGGCATTGATGAATTCCATAGATCACATAGATCAAATCTTCTTCGTAAAGATTTTGGATATTATTCACAATATTTTGACGAACCAAATGATTTAGAATATTATTGGCCAGGAGTATCATATGCCGCTTAAAGTATTTCTTTCAGGAGCAATCGAAGGAGTTGAAGATTATGGTCGTTTTTGGCGCAAATCAGCAACTAAAGGATTGCACCTTGCTGGATATGATGTGTTAGATCCAACTACTATTGTTGGTGAAGGCTATGAAACGCCAGAAGAAATTGTTGAGAAAAATTTGTTCATGCAACGCAGAGCAGATATTATTCTGGTAGAATATATGTTACAAGATCGCGCATATATAGGTACTGATTTTGAGTTAGCTTGGGCTAAGTTTAATAATCAGCCAGCAGTAGTCTTTTGCTGTGACTCTAATAAGAATAGAGTCTACCTAAAGTATATGGCAACAAAACTTGCATCAACAATGCAAGATGCGATAGAATATATCGCAACCAATTATCCATCAAATTAATGAAAGGTAATACCAATGTCAGATAACAAGTTCAAGTATTTCACAGTGACTACAACTTCGCTCGTGAAGGCTAACAATAAAGCAGACGCAGAGAAGATTGCAACAAGCTCAAGCAATCGTCGCTCAACTCTTGGTGAGATGCTCTACAGAGAAGTAGACACTGAGCGAATCTCGGCTGCTGAGGCTCGTGAACAGATGGTCGACTGACCTTCGTCAATAAAGTCTCTAAGTAATTATTGGACAGAAATTGAGGGGGGTAAAACCCCCTCGATTTCATTTAAAGGTAAGGAAAGAAAAATGATCATTGCACAAATGATTGGTAGAAATGAATCTTCTAGATTTTTAGAAGATGTACTACAAAGATTATCAACTCAAGTTGATAAGATAATATTCACAGACGACTGCTCTACGGATGATACTGCTGAAATAGCAGCAAAATACGCTGAAGTTTTTCAAACCCCTGAACAATTATTTAATGTTCATGAAGGAAAATTGAGAGCATTTGCGTGGGGCAATTTAGAAAAGTTTGCCAGTGTTGGAGATTGGGTCGTAGCTATTGACTGCGATGAAAAACTTTATCACTCGGATGACGCGTCAATTAGGGACGTTTTGAATACATCTCCTTTTGATGTAGTTAATGTGCGCTTCTATCATATGTGGAACGAAACTCAATATAGAGTTGACAAATTATGGACACCAAATAATAGTACTAGAATATTTAGGTATGTGGAAAATGGTGGATTCAAAAATAGGCAACTAGCCTGCGGATCTGAACCTACATATGTAGCAGACATGATCGCTAGAAAAAACTATTGGGTAGACTCTAAGCTCATAATGCAACATTTAGGTTACATTAGAGATGAAGATAAGATCTCTAAGCATCAGCGATATTCACAATTAGACGGTGGAGCTTTCCATCAATTAGACCATATCAATTCAATCATAGATGAAAAACCAGTTCTAATAAACTGGGGATCATTTGGAATTTAATAGGAGATAAAATGACATTTCTTAATCCAACAGATTCACTAAAAAATCTTACTCTAGCAATGGGTAAAAAAGAAAAATTTAGTTATATCAATGTTCCTAAGTCATCTATAGTTGCCCTAAGCAAAAATAGCGAGAATCCATTTCCAGCTAATTTTGCTAAAAATATTATTTCTTCATTAAAGAATAATGATAAGAAAATCATGAAAGCAATCTCACATACTTTAGTTTCTGATATTGAAAATGGAAGACACTTTAAGATTGGATTGAATAAGAATTTTGAGTATTACTACTCAAACGTATTCGAATACTTTTATCTAAATAACAAAGATGCGTATAATTCAGTAATTGATTTCTATATTAGAAATACTCCAAAAGTTATTGTTACACTTCATGATAAGAAACTAGCTCAACGCCACTTTGGATTTGATACTCATATCATAAATATTCCCTACAATAATTACCATGAAAAGCTAGATAGCGTTTACGCTCAATTAGCCGAAATGGAAAAGGAAGTAGATTACTGCCTTTTGGATTGTGGTGTTTTTGGTTTAGCTTTGATGAATAAGATGTGGGATAATTTAAACATGTCCATAATTGATACTGGTAAAACTTTGTCATTGAGCAAGGCTGCATTTCATAACAGTACTAATGAAAGATAATTATAAAAAAATACAAGATGATGATATTGAATTCTTAATAGATCTTTTATTTGATACTAATTATTCAATAAATCAAATAGCAAAAGAACTTGACGTTCCAATATCTGAGATAAATAAAAAGATTAATTATCTTGGATTAAATTGGTTAAAAGATTCTAAAAAGAAAATGTCACGTGGTCAAACTGCTCTGACAATGATAATGAAGAAACTTTTGCCAGGAGAAGACGTAGTTAATGAATTTCATATTGGCGAGAAACTTCGACTAGATGTCTATTGCCCCTCGTATGGAATAGCTGCTGAATATCATGGCCGTCAACACTTCTTTTATACATCTAGATTTTTTGAATCAAAATATGAATTTGAAGAAGCGCAAAGAAGAGATATCATTAAGGCACAGTGGTGCAAGGATAATGGAATTGCGTTAATTGTTTTCCGCTATAATGACTCTTTAACTGAGAGCAGCGTGTATAATAGGATGCTGGAAGCTATTAGAAATAGTCCAGATAGCAAGAAAGATAATAATAAAGCAAGTATTACAACTTCTAATTATTATCAAGAAATGAAAAAGAAAAATTCAGAGTATAAAAAGAATCTTTACCGCAAACTAAAAGGCTCTAAAAATTGATGGCACTTGAAGATATAGAAGAATCACAAGAAACTCCACTAGAATACCAGGCATTCGCACTCTGCTTGAAAGAGCAAGGTGCGATATCCTATTTTGACGAGAATCTTTCACAAGATATAGTTGGTATGATTCATGGGGAAAAAGGAATCCATGAATTTTATGGTGCGCTCCTTGGTTTTTATCGAGCAACTAATTTAGACATAGTTGATCCAATAGCTTTTAAGTCATGGCTGTCTAGCGAGACAGATATCTATGACGCACTTGGCGGTTCTTCTGGCGTAGGTATAATGATAGATTATATTCTTAGTCTGGATTCTTCTACAAAAGAATCAGTTGTTGAATTAATAAAGCATAAAGCAAATAAGCGTAAACAAATTCTTAATCTTCAAGAACTTCAAATACTTATTAACAAAAAAGGTTTGAAATCACAAGAAGATATTAATCGAATTAATGATTTGACATCCTTAATTAAGGATCTTGAAAATCAAATTAAGTACGACCCCTTTAGTAAATTGACTACAGCTAATGACATTCTAAATAGAGCTGATCGTTTGCTGGACATACCTGATTTTGTGCCAACGCAATTTAAAGCCCTCAATAGGGCTATGGGGTACACAGATGAGGGTGGATTCTTTAAGGGCGCTGTACACGCAATTATCGCACCCTCAGGCAAGGGTAAGAGTACCTTTGCTAAGTGCCTAGCTAATAATTGGCTGGATACTGGCTATAGAGTTTTATATGTAAACTTTGAAGAAGCCTTAGGTCACTGGGAGAGAATTCTTATGACCCAAATCATTGGTGAAAATGTTTATTCAGAAGCTCATAAATGGAGCGAAGAAAAGAAACAGTTTTATTTGGCTAAATTTAAATCAAAACTTGAAGAGTGGGGGGATAGATTGATGGTCCGCCATGATCCTGAAACTCCATATTTTGAAGATCTTGAATTTTGGTTAAGAGATTTGATAGGTCATACTGGAGACATGCCAGACGTAGTTATCATTGACACTATCCAATCTATGTTTACTCGTGGCAGTGGCAAAGGTAAGCCAAGATGGGGCGAGTTTGAAGAAATGATGGTTAGATTAGAAAAGCTTGCTAGAGATATGAACTGCGCCATGATCATCACAGCTCAAGAAAACTCAAACAGAATGAAAGAAAAAAGAGAAGTTGTTCAGCAGTCAGATACAGGTGGATCTTTGGCCATCCAGCAAAAGTGCGCAGTTACAATTTTCATCACAGAAAAACGTTTGGCTTCAAATGATGAAACAGAAGATGAAAATATAATGCAGCTTCAAATACCTAAGAACAGAATTACTGGTTCTGCATTTATGTATGATCCACCTTTAGTGAGATATAACGATGCAAAAAAAATCTATGAAGATTATGAAGTCATTAGTGATCAATCATACTCAGAGTCAACAGATCTTCAAGAACTATTAAGTGGAGAAGGTTTTGACTAATGCTAGAATTAAACGTAGAAGCAATTAAAGATTTTCAAACTTGTGAAAGATTATACGATTTTAGATATCGTGATAAACTTCCTGAAAAAGTATATTCAAGAGATATTTACACTGCTAAATTTGAATCAACTATTAAGAATATTATCTATTTCTTTTGGTTCAAAAAACAAGCAGGCATTAGTCCGTCCTATGCCTCGCTGTTAAATAGGTGGGAAAAATTATGGTTCCCAAAGAATGTAGATCATTACGATATAGCTACCGAACAACACGAGAGCATGTATGGAAATATGGCTAGCTTGACCACAAAGGCAGCAAGCATACTACTTACATTTCACGAAACTTATTCAGACGTAGATATGATTCCTCTAGCTATATCCGAAGAGTATATAGCAATTATCAACAAAGAAATTAAGATAGTAGACAAATTTGATTTAATAATTAGAAAAGATAATAAAAATTATGTAACAAAACTTCTTTTTAATTATAAGACTAATCATAGACACATGTATCAAGTTGATTTCTCTGCTATGTATATGGGATTTAAACTTCGTCATCCAAGTCGAGTTAATGAAACTAACTTTGGTTATATTGATCTAATGTCAAATAGTTTAGATTTTATAGAATATGAAATTAGTACAGAAGACATTGACTCTTTGGAATACTGGTGTGATACAATGTGTCATAAGGAAACTTTTGTCCCAAGAAGAGGATTAACAGCTTACTGCAAAAAGTGTCCGCACGATGACGCATGTTCTAAATGGATTGGATGGAAATAATGGGTAAGAGTATTTTAGATGATATTCTGAAAGAAGATACAAGTAATCAAATTACTCAAGAAGATGAATACTTGGCTCCCTTATTAGGAGAAATTGGACAGATAGATGATGAAGGAATCAAATCATTTGTCAGATCACTTTTGCTAAAAGCTAGTACATTTTGGGAAATACCATCTAGTTTTTCCGGGAGATATCATCCACCGGATGAACATGGCCCTGGTGGGAATGTGCTACATACTAAAAGAGTTGTTAGAGTTGCAGAAGTGATATCAGACTCCTATGCATTAAGCATAGAGGAAAGAGATCTTATAATTGCAGCATGCCTGCTACATGATATTACTAAGGGTATTCCATCTGAAGAAGTCGGGATGTTTCAGTATGATCCAATGCACCCCTACACTGTTAATAAATTTGTATCAGACTGCATTCGATATGACAAGGAATATGCCAATGACAGTCATTCATCTACGTTGTTTATTTCTGAAGAAAATGTGCAAAGCATCTTGAGACTAGTGAGATGTCATTTGGGTCCATGGTCACCAGTTCCAGAAACATATCCGATAACTTATATGGATTATATTGTGCATTTAGCTGACAATATAGCTAGTAAAGTGCATGTTATAATCGAGGATAGTCAATTGATTAATGACAGATGGACAAATGAATAGCAGAATATCAAAGAGAATTTATATTATTTCTATACTAGAAGACATAATTAAAGAATCAGTCTACTATAGAAATAATTCATTTAATTTGAAAAAAGAAAATCGTATTGTAATCGCCAGTATTTCCGATAAAGAGTCTAAGGCAAAGATACTATGATAATCCCAAATGATCCAGATAAATTTTTGTCATCTTGGAAATACCTAGAGACAGCAAAGTATGTGCAAAGCTTGGGTAGAGTTATTCGTCAAAAAGACGGAGACAATACTCTATTTATAGAAGCAAAGGATAAAGAATTTTTTCGTCAACAGAATGGAAATATTGGCCTCTATACTTCTATCTGGCATTATAATTCCACTGATCTAGATAAAGCTATTAGATTAGGATCATTATATTTTGATATAGACAACAAAGATCCACATGAATCATATATTGATTGCATGAAGTTATATAATTATCTTATTAATTATATTCCAAAGTCTGCTGTACTGGTATATTTTACTGGTAAAAAAGGCTTTCATATAGAATGTGAAGCCATTACTCTAGGCATTAATCCATCCAATAATCTTCCTAATATTTTTAGATTCATAGCTTCAACTCTAAAAGATAAACTCAAGTTAGAATCACTAGATTTCAGTGTGTATGATGCTAGAAGAATGTGGCGCCTAGAAGGCAGTAAGCATCAAGATACAAATCTATATAAAAATTTAATACCAGAAGATACTCTCTCTCAGGGTATGGATAGAATAACTGATTATTGCACAGTGCCCTCTCCCAATGAAGTATCAGAACAGAACTTCAATGCCAAGGCCAATGAATGGTTTAGAGAATTTACCTATAATATGGAAATAGAAAAAGAAAAATCAAAAGATTTTATGGGCTATTTCAATAAGTATGGATCAACTGCATTTAAACAAGTGGATGTTAAAGAAAAAGAATTCACTCCTGACAAATTACTAAAAAGCTGTACATCAATAGCTAGACTCCAACAACAAGCTATTGAAAAAAAATATCTAGAACATGAGGCAAGACTATTCCTATGTTCAATTTTAACTTATAATGAAGAATCAATAAAATTTCTTCATGGTATCTTAAGTAATTGTTCAGACTATAATGTTGAAAAAACTAATAGTCATGTAAACGATTGGATAAAAAGAAGAGAATTGGGAATCGGCGGAAGACCATACACATGCGAAAGAGCTAATTCTGCGGGTGTTGGATGTGGAGAATGTTCGCTAGAGAAAAAAAATAAATGGGTAAAGATAGGGGACAAGTATGTTGAAACACAAGAGCAGTCTTCTCCATCTCCAGTGCGTTTTGCTTATAAACTAATGGATAAAGGAGGTGAACATGCCTGAGATAGAAGATACAGATGATGTTATTGGCGTCTGCTCTGAATGTAAATCAGATCAGCCCGAAAGATATATGTACAATAGTCCCTTCGCTCAAGAAGGTAAGCCAGTACCGTGCAAGTATTGCGGTGGAGTGGTAATTATTACATATCGCGAAGTAAGAGATAGCTCTTTAGAAGGTTCAGACAAGAGTAGAGGAATTTAATGAAGAATTGGACTAACCTCCATAACCATACAGTCTTTTCAATGTTAGACGGTCACGGCGACATAGAGCAGTACTTAACTAGAGCTAAATCCTTAGGAATGAAAGGCTTAGCTACTACTGATCACGGAAATATACATTCGTGGTTAGACTTCTATGACGCTGGAACTTCTATTGGGGTTAAGCCAATTCTTGGTTCAGAGTTCTATCAAGCTAGAAAAACTAGATTTGATAGAGATCCTGAAGAAAGATCAGGACCATCACAAAATGAATGGGAGCAAAGAGGTCCTTATCATATAACTATTCTAGCCAAAAACAAAGTTGGTTATAATAATATTATTAAAATATCTTCTAGATCTTTCCTAGAAGGTTATTACGTAAAGCCACGCATTGATCATGATTTAATAGCAGAACATTCCGAAGGAATTATTGTTCTCTCTGGCTGTTTAAACAGTGAAGTTTGCCAAGCATTGCTGAGAGATGATTATGCTTTTGCTCTTGCATCAGCAAAAAAAATGCAAGATATTGTTGGCAAGGAAAACTACTTTATTGAAGTTCAAGATCATGGTCTTGGAGAACAGAAAAAAGTATTTAATCAACTAGTGCAAATAGCAGAAACTATCGGCGCAAAAGTGGTCCCAAGTGGCGATTGCCATTATGTCCACAAGAGTGATGCGAGATCCCATGACATTATGTTATGCGTAGCAACTAACGCAAATATACACACTCCAAATAGATTTTCATTTACTGGAGAAGAGTTTTATCTTCAATCGTATGATGAAATGTCATCTAAATTTAATCCAGACTGGTTAAAAAATAGCATGGATGTTTGTGACATGATTGATCTAAATCTTTCTTTTGGTGACATTCACTTCCCAGACTTCCCTATTCCAACTCTAGAAGCACCCATGGACTACTTTGATAGGTTAGCTTGGAGCGGCTTGAAGGAAAGATATGGTGACCCTCTACCTCCTCATATAGTGGATAGAGCTAATCACGAAATACGTGTCGTAAAAGAAATGGGATTTACTGAGTATTTCTTAGTCGTATCGGATCTAGTAAATTGGGCTAAGAATAATAATGTCAGAGTTGGTTGGGGAAGAGGTTCCGCAGCAGGCAGCATTCTCTCTTACGCATTTAAAATTACAAATCTAGATCCAATTAAATTCGGATTAATGTTTGAACGATTTCTTGTTGAAGGTAGAAAATCAATGCCTGACATTGACCTTGACTTTGATGATAGATATCGTGATGAAGTAATCAACTATGCCAGAACTAAATATGGATCTGACCACGTTGCCCATATCTGTACGTTCAATAAGACGGGTGCCAGACAATCTATTCGAGACGCCGCCAGAGCCCTAGGTTATGATTTTGCTGGAGGAGACGTAGTGGCCAAACTTGTTCCTCCGCCAGTATTAGGTATCTCAAAAAACCTTTCAGAGTGCATGGAGGTTGAAGAATTTAAGCAGCTATATGATAAAGACTCAGACGCTAAGACTATTGTAGACACAGCATTCGGTCTAGAGGGCCTGGTGAGACAGACTGGCATACATGCTGCTGGTATAGTCATATCTAGAGATGCACTAACCGAATATCTCCCCATCATGCGAAAGGGTGTAGATAATCCAATCATTACACAATGGGATATGGGTAGGGTTGAGCAGTGTGGTCTTTTGAAAATTGACTTTCTTGGATTAAGAAACCTTGGGGTTATTGATTCCTGTATTAAGTTAGTGCATAAGCGCAAAGGTGAACTTATTGATGTTGATAAAATTCCGCTTGACGACGCAAAAACTTATGATGAGTTATGTAAAGGTAACTGTGCTGGAGTCTTTCAACTTGAATCATCAGGGATGAGACAGCTTATGATGCAGCTACAGCCACGCAATGTAGAAGATATCATGGCATTAATTTCATTATATAGACCAGGTCCAATGGGCTCTGGAATGGATAAGGAATATATTGATCGCAAACACGGTCGTAGTCAAATCAAATACGAACACCCCAAGTTAGCTAAGGTGTTGGCACCATCTCTGGGAATCATGCTGTATCAGGAAGACGTCTTAGGAGTAGCTAGAGAGCTGGCAGGATTTACCTCCGCAGAAGCTGATGATTTAAGAAAAGTTATTGGTAAAAAATTAATGGAAAAAATTGCCAAGATGCGCTCCCTGTTCGTGCAGGGGTGCATGCAGACGTCTGATATGTCAGAAACTTTAGCTAATAAAATTTTCTCTGATATTGAATACTTTGGTGGTTATGGATTCAACAGAGCACACGCCGCAAGCTATGCAATGATCAGCTACGTTACAGCTTATCTTAAATCAAATCATCCAACAGAATATATGGCAGGGCTTATGTCATCAGTAGTTGGCAATAAAGAGAAGCAAGCATTTTACTTAGCGGACTGTAGAAAATTAAATATAGAAGTTTCTCCACCATCAATTAATAAATCTGGAATTGACTTTGAAGTAGTAGGAGATTCATCAATCGTTTTTGGACTGTCTGCCGTAAGTGGCATTGGACAGTCTATAGCTGATGCAATAGTTAACTGCAGAAATACTGAAGAGCCATATACAAGCATTGTAGATTTCCTGAGAAGATGCGATCCTGTGATTCTAAAGAAGAGTACACTAGAGCATTTAGCAGCCGCTGGGGCATTTGATGAACTGGTAGATCTAGATCCAGGGGAATATCCTAGACTTCAAGAAATAGAAATGCTAGAAAAAGAAAAAGAAGAACTTGGGATATATGTAACAAGCCATCCTATCATGGGAATATGGGATATATTATCTAAAAAAGTTGATTGCGAAATCATTGAATTATCTGAATATCAAGTCGGATCAAATATTAAAGTAGGGGGAATAATTACAGCCTCCAAAAAGATAATGACCAAAAAAGGTCAAAAGATGTTCAAGATATCAATAGAAGATATTTCCTCAGATGTTGAAGTAATTGTTTTTCCAAACAATGCAAAGAATATAGCGGATGACTACTTTACTAAAGGTGATGTAGTAATCATATCTGGAACCTTAAATAAAGAAGGTGAAGAAGAAAATTCCACATGTAAATTATTTTTTTCTTCGTGCGAGAAAGTAGATGCGCACCTATATGCCACTGGTAAAGCAATAATTTTTAATGTAAAAAAGAATATATCTACTTCGACTATTGATAAAATTTATGATATAATTGATTCGTCACGAGGTGATCGTCCAATATTCCTACAGGTATTGGATGGTAAACATAAATTTATTTACAAATATAAGATAGAAGCATCCCCTAAAGTGGAAGATGCAATTAGACAATTAATTGAATTGGAGCAATAAATGTCAGCAGATAGACCTTCAGTTAATCCTACAGATAAATGGTGCTGGGTGTTCTGCCCATCGTGCAATAGATGCCAGGATAAAGGAAGATATACAAAATGCAACGGGTGCTCAGGTCGATACGACCCAGAACTTATCATTAAAGCAGATAACGAAGATTTCTGTGATTGCAAAAACGGAACTCTTAGATGGAAAACCCAGCAGGGTAGACTTGTAATGGCTAGGTTCAAATCCAACCCATTTAAGAGTGAAGTTAAGTATGAAAAGAAATCTGGGGATGAACGCGATTGGGACTCATATGTTAAAGATATGAGAGAAAAATTAAATGATCCCAAATGGGATCCTATAACTTATTACGAGGATTAAAAATGAGCGAGAACTTTCCAGCAGTTGTTGAAAAAGGTAATATTAAATTAACTGAATATACTGATTCAACTTACAATTATGACGACAAATTATTCCTACAGTGCACCTGTGTTGGATTCTATCTAACGCAAAAAGAACTCAAAGACTTGTACACAGTAGTTGGCTATTATCTCAATGCTGATGACATTACTGATGTCAAGGTATCGATAGGGGGCGAAGATGTGGCCCTATGAAGAAGATGATCATATGGAGATAGGTGAAACTGGTTGGGTTGCAATCGGCCAGGGCGCTTATATTAATAAGATTAATAATCATACTATAGATGAAATCGGAAGAGAATTCGATGAAAATGGTCGACTAATATACGATCCTAATGAAGAACAGTAGGAATATTTTTGAGTTCTATATTAATTAAAAATTATGATAGCTTAAGTGATTTAGAAAAATTAAGTTTAGTAGATTTTTCATATTCTAGAATAGATACGTACGACCAATGTCCATCAAGATATTTCTATTCTTATATTAAGAAAGAACCAAGACAGTTTAATGCACCAGCAGCTCTTGGAAACATTGTTCATGCAGTTCTTGAAAATACTTTAGATAATAATAAAGTTTTAGATTTAAACGAACTTCAGGAAGAATATAAAAATAATATTCCTATTTGGGATCCAAATCAAGAAATAACTCCAGATCTTATTTCAGTTGGATCAATTATACTCAATGAATTCTACGATCAAAATGTGGATAAAGAATTCTCCATATACGATAAAGAAATGTCTTTCTCTTATATTATAGGGTCGTACAGAATAATTGGCTTTATAGATAGGGTAGATATTATTGGAGATAGAGTCAACATAACAGACTATAAAACTGGTAAATGGGAAGTTGCACAGAAGCATGTGCACTCAAATCTGCAGCTAGGCATATATGCCCTTGCGCTTCATAATATATTTCCAGAAAAAGAAATATACGCTGAACTTTATTATTTAAGATCTGGAAAAAGAAAAGGCCATTTGTTTACTCAAGAAGATATAGATGAAGTTAAGAATAAGCTTATTGACACTATCCAAAAAATAATGGTTGATCAAAACTTTACGCCCACTGCCAATAGCAGAGTATGCTCTTACTGTGATCACGCCAAATCAGGTGCTTGTCCAACTGGTGTTTACAGAAATAAAAACAATAGTTATAGAAAATAGAAAAGGGGCTGGTTTCCCAGCCCCTTTTCTATGCGTAGTTTTTAAAAAAAAGAATCAGAAATCTGAGTCTGTATCGATAGCAAAATCAAAATCATTGAACTCTGTGACTACCTTGACAGCGTCGCCGTAGTCGTAACCGAGGTCTACAACCAAGTCCTCGATAATTTCGTCGTTAATTGTTTCAATTGCTGTGTTGATGATGTGTGTTAGTGTGTTCATGGTGATTAGTATACTGCTTCCTGAGTGGTAATGCAAGTTGTTTTGCATATTTTTATTTTATAGTGTATAATATATATACGCTTACAGGCATTAAGGATATCATAATGGAACTACATGTTGTCAAGGCAGAAGACTTTTTTTTGGAAAAATCTTCTTTTAAAAAACAACCTAATTTGAATAACATCAGAAACAGGCAGATCGATAAAGTAATCCTAGAGGATGATGGGGTCTTCACAAGAAAAAAGGGTAACGCGTACCAATACACTAAGACTGGATTCAGGAAAGATATAGAACTTAATGTTAGATCCAGCTGGGAAGCTAACTTTGTTAGAATCCTAAATATCTATAAAATAGAATTTAAATTTGAGCCTACTGTTTTTTCTTTCCCAATAAAAAGGGGAACAAAGGGTTATACTCCTGACTTTTTTCTAGAACGAAATGGTGAATGGGTAGAGATTAAAGGCTATCTAGATGATAAAAGTAAAATTAAATTAAAAAGATTCAAAAGGTATTACCCTGATGAATTTGAAAAGATGACCTGCGTTATAAGCAGATACTCTAATAACGCAAAAAATTTTATGGCTGAAATAGAAGTTCCCAATATTGTCTTTTACGAAGACATAAAAGATTTTTATAGTCAGTATGTAGTTAACTGGGAAGGAAAAAAATGACAGCCTACAAGGAGCAATACTATTCTTTAGAAGAAAATGAAATGCAGGACCTAATTGCAAAAGCTAAAAAGGGTTCAGCAAAAGCACAAGAAGAACTCTTAAAAGTATTCAGTAATTTTTTAACAAAGTATATTTCACTATTATATTATGGAAAATTTAATCTCAATGACTATGACATACGAAGGTTTATTTCTTTGTTCATCAAGGATTCAGGAACACGCTTTGCTCTCATGAAGAATAAAATGAGTGGATCCAATATGCGAGTAATAAATGAATGCATGAGAGGTATTCATTATATGGCAAAAAGGTACGGGGATGAAGAGGATATTAGACAGACAGTATATATGACCTTCTTTCAATGCATAG